ATCATTGTTGTAACTTTCTATATATGGATAGAAGTCATAGAAAGCAGATAATGAAGTACCCGATGTTGTATCATCTAACGGCCAGCCCCAGTTAGCTGATAAATTAAAATTACTAAGAGGGTAAGCGCTAGTAGAGCCACTATCAATAGTGGTTACTGGTACTTTCATTGGCTCAATAATAATAGCTTCATTATTGAATTTCTGTACTGCTACAAACTTTTGGCCAGCACTAACTGTATAAGTCGTGACTGATAAAGGATTATTGTAATCTACATTCTTCGCATGAGCAGAGTTACTTGAATAAAATGTATCAAAACTTTGATCAAACTTTTCATCCATACCCATAAGACGTCTAAATCTTATAGTAAATAAATCATACAATCTTTTCAACTCAGGTGGAGCTGGAGTTATATTGAAATTACCCTCCTCATTGAGAAAGTCATACAGCTTTTTGAGTATTGATATGTTACAAGTATCAACATCTGAATTGTTAATTACGAAGTTGCTAACCTTTTCAAAAGTAGCTTTACCGTATGTTGTTGGACTACTTGATAATGTACCTACTATAGATCCAAGTACCCCTTCGAATAAATCATCATACTCATATAAAAAGTCTTGAAATCTATAACTCTTCAAAGTCTCTTTATAATCAAAATCGAGTTCATTAATTTTATAGTACTCACTTCCTGCAGAAGGTAATACTGTAAATGTATATGACCCGGTTAAGGTTCCAGAATCAGATGTAGGTTTACCACTAACTGATAACACATGCGTACCTGTTACTGTAGGGGTATAATTAAAGTAAAAGAATGAGCTCAAGTTACTACTACTTAAAGATGAACTATAAGGAAAGTCTATTGAACTAACGCTCGAAATTGCTGTACTAGTAACTCCGTTAGAAGAAGTAGTACCTATAGTAACTTTAAATCTGTTGATAGAACCACTATCATATCCGCTATTATCATAATTGAAATTGCTATATACCTTATGTTGATTTCCATTTGCATCTCCAGCTGCTACGAATACTTGAAATTTATCTCCCTGTCTTTTATAATCAGGTAATGTCATATACTTATTACCTGTACTAGTAAGAATTAATTTTGTAGATCTATTACGTACTACGTTTACATCAATATAATCTAAAGCTGCTTCCTTATAATTAAGTTCAGATAAATTCAAATTAGTATTAACTTCATTTATAAAATAATCTGGTATAGTATGATTGTAAGTATCTATAGCAGCAAAAATTCTACGAGGCCCTGGTTTATCATCGTAGTAATAGATATCTGAATTACCAGTAGCTCCTAAAATATAAGCAGCAGACAATGGATTTGGATTGGTAGTAAGAGTTGGGGTTTGACTCCCGCCTACTGGTACATAATATAAAGGTGAAAGGTTTACTACCTGTTTATTCTCAATTTTCTCAAACTTATTAGTATATGTATAAAACGCTCTAAACGGTAATAAGAATGCATACTTATATGTGTTATCATATAAATCAGAACTACTACCACTAGCAGCGAAATATATTGTGTTACCTGCGCTATTGTAATCCTGCCACGTTACCTGAACGTTGTATGGTATTTTTCTGTTAGCGTCTGTACTTAAATTACCAGCTATTAAAGTTGGTTTTGTATCTACAATAAACTTAATCCTATTTGATAAAAAGTTTTCGATTGATAAAGTTTGAGTTAAAGTGTTAAGTAAAGCTTTACCTTCGTTATCGTAAAAGTATAAAGTAATATTATAATTACCTGGGTAACTATATCTATGAGTAGCTTCGTATGGAGTATCTGCACTTAATGTATAACCATCCCCAAAATCCCACACAACTTTAACTTCGCTTATATCTTTATGGTAAAAGGTAGCAAAGTCTCCTGTCAATTTAGGAGTAAATGTAAATTCAGTAATGCGAGTATACCCTGTTAATGCAGGAGAAATACTTATTGGTATCGCAATAGTATTCGGGCATTGTGATATTCTTGAAATTGGATCGCAGTTAGCCATTATTAGTATTCAATAACTGTTTTAGATTTATTAACTGTTTCAACTATAATTTTATTTTTTAAATCTTCTATATTTTCAATAAATGGTATTTGAAAATATTTCAATTGATAATTAGTATCGATTACTTCTAAGTCTGTTCCGGTGTAAACTGGATTATAAATACCCAAACTTATACCATTTGCTTTTGCTCCTGTATCTGTTCTATACGTGTAAAAACTATCAACCCCTTCAATACCTGTAATATCAGTATTAAGTTGTTTTATATCTACTAACTGACCGAGTTTAGCTTGATTGAAGTAGTTATTGATTATTGTGAATACTTTATTTTTCAAAGTATTATCATTTGCGATTGTAGCAGAGTTTCTTACTATTCTTAATTGAGTATAGTTTTTATAATCTATTTTATTTGTCTCTGAGGCAGATTTGAGTAACAAATCTACTGTTAAATAGACCGGATCAATAAAAGAAATTTCGCTGTTGAGTAATTTGTAATTACGTAATGTGGATAAAATTTCATTTTTTAAATTTGTTGAAACATAATTAGATCTCTTTACAACAGAGTTACCCTTTTTAAATTTAGGAACTATTGTAACAAAAATATTATTAACATCAAAACTATCACTAAAAGAATATTGATTAAACAATGCGTTGTTGTAATCTATATAGGAATCTAATTTGAGATCTTCTGTAAGATATTTTTTGAATATATTTAAATAGTCAGAGTTATTACTTACTTTGATATCATATATAAAGTTTTTGAAATTACGGTCAATGAAATTCTCATAATCTGATTTAGTTACTAACTTATATTCTGAGCTAAAAAATTTAGGAGCATTAGACCTTATATTAGCAACATCTTCTTCTTCACTATACAATGTACTATCTTCAGTATTTGTTGCGTTAATATTAACACTATCAGCTACCGATACATAACTCAGAGTCGTATCTTTTGTATCTGCAAAAATACTATCATACCTAGTTGTGTTATAAATATTAACTGAAGCATCTGCAAAAGTATTTTTTGTTATCTGACCTTCAGTTCCAGTAGAAGCTATATAGTAAATACCAATAGTTTCATTAGCAACTAACTTACGACCGTTAATGTTATTACCAAAAGTAATCTCGTAATTTTTATTTTGGTTTAATCTACATTCAAAACATCTATCATTAGGCTTCGCTAAATATAAAGAAGGTACTCTCTTATATTCATACCATTTACTATTTGAGCTTTCTTGTACAAATACAGAAATATTAAAATGATCTACAAATATATTATCTCCAGGCAATAGAGTTATAGTTTCAAAATCTTCCCCGATTGCTATCACATCAGGATATTCTCTATACTTACCTTCATAGAATAGGGTATTATCTATTGCAGATATTGTTTCAGTTACAGAGCTATTAACTTTCTGGAAGGTTAAATCTTTAGACGTTGAGTATGTCTTACCTCCTGCTGCAACAAATGAGAACTTAGGTAGGGTATAATATCCAGAAGATAGATTTGAAGTACCCTTCAGTGACATTGGAACAATCGAAGTTTGCTTACCTAATGGCTTATAGTCAATTAGCTTGACTATACGATTCATATTTTCGTATAGTTGAGTGTCAGTAAAAACTGCTTCTGAACTAGTTTGATTTAAGTAAAATAAAAGGGTATGAAAGGAGTAAGAGATAATATCAATTACAGCATTAAGGTTACTTCCCTGGAAGTTCTGATCAGTAAAGGATATAGATGAGTCGTTATTGAGTCTATCAATAATTAAATCTCTCATACTTTGCGCATCAAATGATGCATAACTATTTGTAGGTAAATTAAATTCTGTTATGTTATCCATAATTAATTGTATCTAAATCCTTCTGTATCTAGCACACCTTTCACTAACTGTTTTTTATTATTTAATGTTGGAACGATAATGCTTAGTTCTATAAAGTATTCGTTTCTATTAGGTCTACCAACTATACTAACTTCATCTACTATGATTCTAGGCTCGTATACAGGTAATTTTTCTTGTATAGCTTCACCAATTAATAAAGCCGTATTTTCACTAACAGGATAAAATAGGAATTGTTTAAGATCTAATCCAAAAGTTGGATTAAGAATCTTTTGACCAGGCGAAGTATTGAATATATTTTTAACACTCTGATATATTGCTTGTTCATCATACAATAGCTTAACATCCTGTTTGTTGTTAGAACGGTTAACAGGTGTATTGTTGATATCAGAGCTCAGCTCGAAATCCAAAGATAAATCACTATAAGCAAAGGATGTTGTTTTATCCTTTATCTTATTTTCATCTAAGAAATCTAAGTTAATAGCCATTTTAATTATTTAATAATAAAACAAAAAGCATAAATAATTAAAATGGGAAAATTTAGTGAATTATACGAAGAGGTATACCAGCGTTATGAGAAAACTAGCGCAATCCCAGGAGATTACGTCAAAATACGTTCTAACGTTAAAAGCTCTGACTGGTATAAAAACTTAGACGAAGCCAGAAAAGCTTACGTTGATAACATCATTCAGTTACAAGAAGCTGGTAAATACATTCTTTTTAGTGCTATTAAGTCTACTCAATACGAAACAAACAGACTTGGCTCTAAAGAGTATATCGCTGATATTACTATTGAAGAAGCTCCAGGATTTTACAATAATGCATTATCATTACCAATCGAGTTAGTTGAATTCGATATGACTGGTGATGAGCATAGAGCTACAAGAATCGACAAAACGAATGAAAAGCAAGAAAATATTACAGCTAAGCCTGAACCTGTAAAAGATCCAGAACTAGCTGTTGGTAATAGCTCTAAGATTGACGGAGGAGACTATAAACTCGCGAGCGAGAATTATACTTCAAAGTACATGTCTTGATAGTTCGATCAGGCAAGTAAAGAAGTTAATCTCTTTATCAATTACAATATTATTTCTATAAAAGTACTCAGAGACTGTAATCATACAGTCTCTGTTTTTTTCATCGGATACTTCTAACTCGTTATTATATAACTTATCGAATAAAACTTTGAAGAGAGTATCATAATCATTACCGAATGCGCTTTCATTCTCAATGATATGCTTACGCATTTTGTAAATGTCTTTCTTTTTCAATAAAGATAGGCATGTACTTATAACACTCTCTGCTCCATTTACTACATTAGCCTTTTTACCTGAAATAGTGTATTTTTGAATACTATTAATACACTTACGAAGATCAGGATATGATTTATTAATTATCTCTGATAAATGTTCTCTATCAATTTGAACACTCTCTTTATTAATAACATGTAGTACTCTTTTAACATATCCTTCTTTCGGTGGAGTTAAAAGAAAAGTATGACAGCGGGATTGAAGAGCTGGTATTATCTTATGCTGATAATTCGCAGTGAGAACAAATCTCGCAATATCATGATACTCTTCAATACTATTACGCAAAGCTTTCTGAGCGTCTAGACTTAATCCATCACACTCATCGAGAATAATTACTTTAGTAGTACCGAAAATACTTTGCGTTTGAGCGAAATTGAGTACCTTAGTTCTAATTGTATCAATACCGTTTTCATCTGACGCATTAATATACAAATATTGAGCATTCAGAATATCGTTGATAATGATTTTAGCTAAGGTAGTCTTACCGACCCCTGGGTTTCCTACTAACAATAGATTAGGTAGGTTACCTGTTTGTTTTACATTATTAAAGTATTCTCGTACATCACTAGACAATACTGTATCATCTAATGTTGCAGGTCGATACCTCTCTACCCAGATGTCGGTGATTTCCATAACTTACTTACTATCAGATGAACCAAAACCCTTCGCACCACGATTAGTCTCAGTAACTTCATCAGACCAATAACAGCAACTTGCAAGAGAGGGTAAACGACAAATTGAGCAACAGCTTTACCCTTCTCAATAGTTACATCTGTATCGCTGAAGTTATAAAGCTTAACTCCAAGATCACCACGGTATTGATTATCAATAACTCCAAGATGAGGTTGAATATTATGTTTGAAGCCTAGA